CATTGCTATACTTAAACCACCTATTAAGATGATTGTACATAGTAAGCCTAGTAATAAATTTCTACCTTGCATTAGTCTAAAATTTTAAGTAACCTTATTCCGTATTTTGATTGTTTATCTTCTTGTAATAATGCCTTAACAGATTTACAAGCAAATATAACTCTTTCACCACCGACTTCTCTAGCAGCTATTCTTTTAGATTTTAAGCATTGACTTATATTTTCTTTATATACCCATTCAATTAATTTACCATTAAGTGTTAGAGTTAATGCAACTACATTATCTTTTTCGTACTTCTCTCCGCCAGTATATAACTTAGCAGCAAAGACACTTGAGGTAAACAACAATAAAAACAATATTGTTATTATTTTATTCATACGTTTGTTTTTTCCCGTTACCGTTTTGATAGATAATACTTCTATTACTATCTTTTAATTTCTCAACATCATCTCTAAGGATTTTTACATCCTCTTGTAATCTTTTGATGTTAACTCCGTTGTTCATCATATTTTCCATTTGTTCTTGTATGGATTCTAACTGACCAGCAATGTGTTCAATCAACATAAATTGCTCTGAATCAGCAGGTGGTGAACCTAATTCACCTCTTGGCCATTTAATTCTAAATTCGTTATTCTTATCTATATCAGCAGTTAGAGTTTCAGTAACTTGTTTTAAATCTTTTTCTGACAATTGTGATTTTGTTTCAAGCATAGTAATACGCTCTAACACTCCAAAATATGCCCATACACCAACACTTACTGCAGCTATAATAGCCAGTAAATTTTTCATTGGCATACTTACTGCCGTTTGATCTGATATGTCTAATCTATTCGCCATCTTTTATATCCTCTTCCTCATAATACTCTTTATATTTATCTAATAAATCGTTTGTAATCTTTAATTGATTTCTAATTTGTGCAAAATTCTTGGCAAGAAGTTCAAAATCTTTATCTGTAAGACCCCATAGTACAGGATCAATGCCTTGTTCCTCTAGTTTTTTAAACACTTCCTGAGCGTTCTCACTAGTGATAATAATCCATCTTAAATTCTCTAACTCTAGTGGTGTGGGCTTGTTCAAATTGAGTTTTTCTCTAGGAACTTCTTTCTTAAATATCTCTAACTGCTTTACTCCCGAACAACTAGTAAGGGACGTAATTAGGATTAGCGATAGAAGGACACTCACTATTGATTTCAGACTTCTTTGTAGCATTCTTTTCTTTTTCTGTTAATGGCGACCCACTTGCGATTTCAATACATCTTGTAGCAAGTGCTGAAGCACCGTTTGTAATTCTTTCAATAGACTTTGTTTTAGCAATTGCGAGTTTGCCTACATCTCTATTTTTCTTGTTAAATCTTTTATCTAAATCTTCTAGGTCTTTCTTTAGTAAACCTACTAACTCGTTCATCTTCTTGTTAGCGCCTAGTATTTCTTCAAAATCTTTTTTCTGACTAGTGATTAGTTCTTGTTGATCAGCGACTGCTGACTCTAATTTGATTTGATTTGCTTTTAATATAGCATTATCTGATCTTAACTTCATCACGTAAATGCCAGCGCCGATAACGGCGCTAGCAAGGATTCCAATAAAAAATAATCTAATTCCTAACATGATTAACTATCTTTGTGCCAAATAGACCATGCACCCCAAGCAACAGCTGCCCATGCAGCTAACTTGACGAACGGTCCTCCTAATATAATTAATACACCAAGTGCGATTAAACTTGCACCTGACCAAGATGACATTTCTGAACATCTGTCTTTTAACCATTTAAACATAAGATTTCTCCTTATTATTTGATTTGTGCGTTTCTTTTTCTATGACCATTCCAGGCAACGAAGCCACCTAGTCTTAACGACCAGTATGCTAAATAGTTCATAAAATAGAAACCGTTAACTTCAATATTAATATCTCTAAAGATTTGATCTGCTTTCTTTTGATCTACTAATAGAAGTTGGCCTTTCTTGTCTGCTGGTTTACAAGCAGAGTATTTGTACATATAATCATGTACAAGACCACCAATTAGTAACACGCCAACTGGTGAGAAAAAAGTTCTTAAAAATTTAGGTATACTTGCACCATCAAATGAAAATCCTTTTGGGATTACATAGTTAGTGCCGTTGATTGTATATTTAAAGTCTTTAATAATAGTCCAATTTCTAGTACCTAACAACCACATGATGATACCTTTCCAAAAGCCTTTGCCTTTAGTTTTTATAGGTATAGGTTGTAAGTGTGGTAATTCGTCATACGAAAATTTAAGATTGTTAGTCTTTCTTTTATCTAACATGTTTATAGCAAATCCTATTATAACAAATAAGATTAGTAATGACCATTGCCAAAACTTCATTGCTAATGCGATTAATAGTTCCATATTATTTCTTCTCTTTCTTTTTACTTGCTGTGACCATAGGTTTAATTGTTCCTAACCCTGGCCCTTTTGCTGTTGCAGCTAATTGAGGTAATTGTGCTGTGTATCTTCTATCTGGAGAAGATTGAGAACCACCTAGGTCTGCCATAGGTTTTAATGTATCAACAGGTCCTATAGCGAACCCTCTCATATATTCTCTTAATTCTTTATAAGTTTTCATACGTACTTTGATAGTAATTCTGAAGCAACTTTGTTTCTAAAATTTTCTGAAACTGTAGATTTTATTTGACCATCTACAACATATCTAAATGCTGTCATAGCAAATTCTTCAGAATATGTGCCTTTTTCTTTTTTAGATTTGATGTTGTTTACTATAGGTTTAATTTGATTTTCTTCTATGTCTTGGTTAGATTCAATCTTATTAATTAAATTTTCTACTTCAACTTTATCATAGTCTTCACGTCTTAATAGACTAGTAACATCTTTTTTCTTTTTCTTTACATGTACACCAGGCTCTGCGTCTGGTGGCATTGCAAGGTTTGATCCATCGCCTACTGCATTAGCAGGTGCGTCTTCTTTTACAGGCATACCTTTTTTAACCATACGTGATAATGCCATACCAGATATAAAAGGTATCTTCTTTCTTCTTAAAGCGTCTAGCGCTCTATCAGGTATTCTGTCAAATATTTTTCTTAATTTATTTGCTTGATCTGTTGAGATTGTTTTATCTTTTAGTCCTGCATATTGTCTTGCCAACATGTCTATTTGACTATCAGAAAATTCTCTTATAATTGATCTTACTTCTTTAAAGGTTTTCATTAAAATTTTACCCTCTCTATGTTGTCCTCTGATACTATGATTTGTTTTTTAGTATCTTCATTTATAACATGATATAGGTTTACACCAAATAGATTATCAAAAGGTTTCTGATTTTCAGTTGTATATACTACGTCACCTACATCAGCAGTTTGATCGCCATTTAAATCTTCTAATCTGTCAATCATTATAAATCTACCTTCTTCTAAAAAATCAAAACCTATAGACTCTTTTAAATCATCATCAAAAGCAATCAGGTCGTTTTCAATAAGATGTTTATACAAACCTCTTTCTAATTCTACAGCGTTAATATCTTTATTCTCTTTTAACAATAGAGCCAAAGCAGTTGCGTATGAGGCAAACTTTGATTTACCACCAGGTAATAATCCTAGTAGTCTTTTCAAATTGAATACAAATCTGTGTAGTATAGTATAAGAATCTTTTTCTTTTGCTGATTTCAAAGTTTTAGCTTTTCTTAATACTTTACCATTGTCATCAATTATACCCAACTTATAAGCGTCATGTTGCTTCCAAGGAGTAACTAACATTTTAATTACCCTATAAGTTATTAATAAATCTATTGCTCTTCCCATTATAATTTCTCCAAACTTGATAACAAAGTTTTGTTAATCTTCACAGTTGGCAACTCGTCTTCACTTACTACATTTAAATATTGTAAGAAAGTCTTTAGTACAGACCAATACTCTCTTTCAATCTTAAATAATAATAATGTAGCCGCAGCCTCATTACCAAAAACATTTGTCAATACTATAATATGATTTAATACTAATCTTGTTTTCAGTTCACCTGTGGTTTTATATTTACGAAATAGACGTTTAAGATATTTAAATCTTTTTACATCTTCATAAAACTCCTGTTCCGTATCTAAATTAGGAACATTGTAGTTTTTTATAGCGTAAAATAACCAATTCTTCTTTGTTATCTTATCAAACATTAGCCAAGCTCTGCATAAACTTTAACAGCGCCGTTTTGTAATGTTTCGTAACTACCTTTTAGTTTTAACTCTTTGCCAACTTTATGACTAATTCCATCATCATTTATGTCAGAGCCGTCAGTATCTTTACCGAAACGACCACCATTAAATACTAAAGCACTTTCAAAAGTTCCCTTTTTATCGTCAATTGTTATTGAGTCTTTTAGTTGTACACCTATGCTTGTCAATCTCGCTTCTAATTGAGAAAGAGCAGCCTCAGGTTGTAAATACTCCTTATCAGCAATAGAGCTAACAAAAGCATTTACTCTTTGTAAGATTGCAGGTTCATGTATATTGTGAGCACCCATTGATCCATCTTCTACTGAAGATTGATGAGGTGTTCCAACGCCCATAGTTCCGCCTTCTTTTATGTGTTGTTTAAATGTTTTCATTTTTCTCCTCGTTTAACTTCGTCTTTTAATTTTTTAAAAGTTTTGCCTCCACACAGGTCTTCTTCAGCGTCTTGTACTTCCGCTTCTTTTAACTTATCAAACTGACCCTCATGTGGTGTATTGTCAGCAAGATCATCTATAAAACTATCCCTATCTTCTTTCATTTATCACCCTCATTCAATTGTTGTGGTTCTTCTTTAGGCTTTATATCTAAAGAAGGCCTTTCAACTGGGCCTGGATCAACTGGTTCACTTGAATATGCAAGTGAAGTACTTGGATCTGATCTGTTATGGTTACTATCATATTGTAATAGTTTTTCAACTTCTTGTAAGGCACCATGAATAGCACTTAAATTTGCTTTCATTCCTAACAAATCTTTTTCAACTCCTTTTATTCTATTGTTCAATTCATTAAACGTTTTTTGAAGAGCAAACTTTTCTTTCATCAACGTCTGTGTACTTATACCCATAATATTCTCCTAATATATTATGCAACTACGAAACCGTGTCCGCCGATTACATTCCAGTTTGAATTTTTAAATATACACACAGCAGTTTCACCTTGAGCATTCAAAGTAATAGTAGTACCACCACGTAAGTTAGTAGGTGTAATTACTACATTGTTTGTTCCAGATGTTGATGTGTTGATAAAAATCTTAATTTGACCATCAGAACCATCTGCTAATGAAATAGCACCTGTTGCTGATGTAGCGTTAATTTCAGTCACAGCAGTTGTTACGTTTGCAACCTGTGATGAAGCGTCAGCAGTTATTGCTTGTGAAGTTTGTGCTAAACCTAACCATGAAGGTATATTGTTAAACACATTCTCTGCTGATATTTTTTTATTGATTGGTGTCCCTGCTGGGTCATCCACTACGTGAAACAAGTCAGCCGTAGCCAACGAGTCACCTAAATCGGTCAATGCCGTTATTTTTTTGTCTGCCATTTTTCTCTCCTGTTAACCCTTTCGGGGATGCTACTCTAGGTAATTGCCTAGATCAATTTGTTCATATAGTATATATAAGGGCACTTTGAGCGCCCTTATATGATTTTGTTATTATGCTTTAACTGTAATAGTTCCAGCCGCTGTACCAATACTAGCTGCACTTGTAATAGTAGAGTTAGTAGTTGTACCTTTATCCTTAACAGTACCACCGTCAAGGTTCATAGCGTTAGCACCAATGCTTAAAACATCATTCGCTGCTGTTGCTGCTGAAGCTGCGCTTATTACTGAAGTAAAGACTAATTCGTTTGATCCTGTACCACTAGCATATTGCAAGTTGTATGGTCCACGACCTGAGCCTGAACCTGCGTTGTTGTTTTGTACAGCCACGTAAGGTGTACTAGTAACATCAACCGCTTCGTTAAATCTTACTCTAACAGACAAGTTGTATCCTGCTGATACGTCTGCTTGTGCTGAAGTTGTAATCCATTCAATTTCTGTAATATTTGCTGAACCCATATTTGTAGCTAATCCACCGATTGCTACCAATACTTCGGGTGTTGCACTTGTATTGTCATTACCTGACAATACTGAGCCTGCTTCTCTTACCCAACCTGAAGCGTTTGCAAAGACTTCTTTTTTTTCAGCTGTTGTAAGATTTTTAGGCTTTATATCGTTTCCCCATAAAGACATATATCTCTCCTTAAATTAATTATTGTTATATAACAGTACTATTTATAAGATTAAAAGCCTAGTCTTTTGAGTTGGGCGATAGTTTTTGATGTGTTTGTGTGATGTATGCCAGTACCACCAGCATTGATAAACTCTCTTACGTTCTTCTCGTAATCGTCAATAAGAATAGACGGATTGCCTTTTTTAGCAAAGAGTTTCTTTTCTTTTCTTCTAACAAGGTTTATCTTTGATCTGTTAGATATACCTGCATTTTTACTTAACCATTTAGTTTTACCAGGTATACAGTTAGGGTCGTAAGACTCTTCTACGTATGCTGATAATATATGTGGATCAAATTTTGATATGTAAGACCATAGTTGTCTGCCACCAGGCATCCAAGGTAGTGTTGACCAAAAGTCTTTTTTCTTTTTGATATGCGACCACTTCTCTCTACTTGATGGTATATTCATCCATTTGTTGATTGACATACCTGTAGTTTTCTGAGCGCCTGTTTTAAAGTCTGCAAGCACTCCATCCATGTCGCAATATATGATAGGTTTACTCATAGTGTTTCCTTATACTATTATACTATCATATAATAGTGCTTTTGTCAATTGACAAA